TGCGTGCGCTGCGGCCTGTTTCGCCCGGTCGATGGACCATTGCAGATTGATCCGGTCTTGACCAAGCGTGTAGGCCTTCCAGTGGGTTGCGGCCAGTAGGGTCAATGCGACCACGCCAATTGCTGTGCGGTAGATCATTTTTCCCCCATGCACTGTTTGAATTCAGCTTCGCGCCGGATCGTCAGGCCCCGGACGACCTCGCCCTTAAAACGGTTCCAGCGCAGGATTTCCGCGCAGGCCCCGGGGTAGTCCCCAGCATTCAGTTTGCGCACCAGCGTGGACCGGCAAAAGGCAGTGTCGCCGATGTTGTAGGACAGCAGGATGTAGGCATCGTATTCGTGCTGGTGCAGGGGCACCGTAACGCACTGCTTCAAGGCCCCCTCAAACTTTTGCACGTCCTGCAAAGCCCGAGCCAACGCCTTGACGGGCGTGGTGCGATCCCCGGGCTTGACGCCACCGGTCGTACCAAAACCAAAGGTCCACTTGTCACCGGGCAATGGTTGGATTGCAATATCGGTGTAGCCCTCATGCGCAACGAGCCCGACCAGTGCCGCTGCACTTAGGGTCAGGCTCGCCAAAACGATCCGGGCTTTTGCCATTGTCAGGTTCAGTTGTCGCGTTTGATGTCGCGATAAAACTGATAGGCCTTATGCGCGATCATCAAAAGCGTGTAAAAAAGCGTGGCCCAAAGCACAAGCTCGCTGACGGGCATGCCCAAGAGGTGGGCGACTGAAACACTGGCAGGTGGCGCGGTCTTGGCAATGATCGTCGCGGCTGTGTCGGCTTGCTCGTGGTGGGCCATTTTTACTTCCTTTTCGACTCGCGAAGATTTTACATGCAAATCACAATCTGGGGCTGGAACTGTGTCGGCGCGGCATTCTCAGCTTTGGTTCTCACAACGCGCAAAGTGGACTGGTAGTTTCGCAAAGTTGGGTCGTATTTGGCGACCACCCGGCCTGTTGCTTGGTACACGAAAGACGTGGTATCGGCTTGTGGCCGGATTGCCACCACGGCTGATACCGAAATACTGCTGGTGCCCGTTACGGTCGCTGCCCCGGTGGCACCTGCGGTAACCATCCTTGAGGTGCTGGCCTCAATACCACCACCAACACCATTGGTCGTTGATGCGGAAGTGCGCCTTGTTTCATCCACCAACGTGCCGTTTACTGGTGGCGTGGTGTAAGGAAAGGTATTCGAGTCAATATCGGTGCCGATAAAACCGACAAGCCATGCGTCATTGGTGACAGTGGTGATGCTCGGCTGTGTGAATGTGGTACTGGCGGGCGTAGTTGTCGCTGTAACCGCAGCAACATCCAAAAATGTTGTGGGGTCTTCGCCAAACAAAATAACTGCGGCACCAACTATGTAATTCGCAGTCATTCCCGTGAATGTCACGCTTGTGCTGTCGCCCGATTGAACTCGCCTTGAATAGACCCAAAGGCCCACACAACCCGCTGCCCCGGGTGTGCCGGTCGATACACTGGCCTCCAACGTCCATCCAACCGGGGCTGTAGGCGCGTAACCGGGGCTGGAAATGCCGATCAAAACCAAATCACCTGCGTAGTAGGTGATTGAACTGAGTGTCAGAGTAATGCTGGTGCTTGTGCTGACATTATTGAGGGCACCCCGATAGCCAATGTTGTTTGCCATTACGCCACCTCAATTCCAATTTGCGCCGCGTTGATTGTCGTTTGCGTCCACGCTGTAGACGTGGCTGGGTTGGCCTCAAAAACTTGAACCACTCGGTTTTGACTACCGGATGGCAGTGCCTTTGTGCTGCCAGTGCTTGTCGTTGCCCCGCTCTTGCACAGCAACTTGATGTTGCCAGCACCTGCGTTGAGTTTTTCTGCGTAAGCTGTTGCGATCACACTGAACACACTTACCGGACTGACACTCAAATTGGTCATGTTGTACAGGTCTTTAAAGCCTGTATTGCTGCCGGAAGTGCTAACGAAATCTGCAGTGGTTGCCTGCGCTTCGTCCACGCACTCAAAGTTCGCGCCTGCGCTTGGTGTCCACTGGGTTGAATCACCTGCTGCATTCGGGTACAGCGTGTCAATCTGAGTTTCACCGGTCCAATCATTGCAGATGGAACCTGTGTTGTCCCAGATGTGCAAGTCGGTAAGCCTGTTGACAATGCTACCCCAAGCACCTGCGCTTGGGTTGAAAATAAACGTAGCGGGTACCGCAGGTACACCCGGCTTTGTGTCAATCCCAGTCAAGGATGCAATGGTAGTTCCTGTCGAATCTTTCAACTCAATAGAACCACCGGTACCGTCCGCCATTACAACTTTCATGGTCCACCATTTCCATGTCCCAGATGTAACGCCTGCGCCGCTTGAAACTGCAGTAGAAGCGCCGGAGGAAATTTGCCATTCACCAGCAGAGGTCACACTCATGCTTGCAACTGCGGAATCAGCAGAGTCCCGGAACCCGCCAAAAAATGCGGTAGAACTGGGGCTCCCGCTAGTTATCCGCAGCGCAAAGGAAACAAAAACAGTTGTTGCTGCAGTGGAGAGCGGGACCGTAAACGAATAGTTCCGATCCAAGTTTACCGAATAGGCTGTTGCTCGTGGACCGGTAGTTGTTACGAGTGATGGAGAGGCACCATAACCCAAGTACCCCATCGACAAAACATTCGCACCTGCTGCCGTATCGTAAAAGTTGTCTGCCCAAAGTGTTGCCATGATTACCTCGTGCCTTTGAGTGTGAAATGGACATTGGCCAATGTAGCATCGGGTGTTACCGGTGCATTGACCCTAATCACATCGCCTGCTGCAAATGTGATTGGTGATGCTGCGATAAATGTCGCATCAGTCGCTGCGATTGCAAAACGCATTGTGCCAACAGATGCCCCGTTTTTCAAAATGTCGAAGTCCGTTTGGGCTGTAGCGGCCACTGTCGCTTTGCCGACACTACCGCTCAAGGCAGATGGGAACGACACACTGCGGACAAACGGGGCCAGCAGCACGATGGCGCTGGCAGTCGGGACGCCCGGGTAAAAAACTGCCATATCAAATGGCTGGTTGTTGTTGGTGTAAAGAAACGCCCGCCTGTCTAACCACGAAGTCACGCTTGAAGTGCCCACAACAACTTGGTACAGGGGTGTGCTACCCGCAGTAAACGCGGTCGTGTTTCTGCTTACAACACCAAGCGGGTCAACCTCAATGTAGTTGGTAGCACTGGTCGTCAGCGCCAGCGTGCCGTTGTTGATCAAAGTGGGTGTACCACTGATCAACATGACACCGCCGTAATAGCCCCATGTCAACGCTGCGGAAGTGCTGGCCCTTCGACCGAACGTGGTCGCCGGACTACCCGCGTCAAACAGCGAGTTGATCACTGTTTCCTTGTTGGACTGCGCGACTTGCACGAGGTCCAGATTGGTTGTGCTTCCTGCCATCAGATAACTCCATCAGAATAAAATTGACTGTTGCCAACATCAGAGTAGGCCTGCACGCGATAGTACAACGTGCCGACCAATCCACCAAACAAACTTGTCTGCGTTGCAGCACTGATCGTGTAATCAGCGATTGTGCCGGGGCCACTGAAAGTTGGCGCGTAACCTGTAATTACTTCGGTCGTACTCAACAAGGCAAACGGCTGATCCGAAAATGTAATGGTGAACTTGAAATCGCCACCGTCAGCAGGAATGTCGGAGCCATTGCGCAAGTTCTGAACAGTGCGCGGGCGGTAGAACCAGCGAATTGTGATATCGCCTGCCGCGTTGCGGCCACCGCCGTAGAGCGCCGGGGACAGCCCATCATAGCTTTGCCCTGTGTTGGTGAACGAGAGCAAGTTGGCCAAATTTGCATTGCCACTTGGGGTGATCACCGCGTAATCACGTTCAATGTTTCGTGTCGTGATGTCCGAAGGCGAGCGTGAAACTGTTGCTGTGTTGAGCAACACAAAATTTTCACCCGAAATATGCGCAGAAGGTACTGAGCCTCGGCGACCTCGAAGCAAACCGGACAGATCGTAAACCCCATCGGTGATTTCAGTTGCAGTCACAAACTGAATGACCTCGCTGCCGATGACACAGGCATTCAAAGTTTCGTCAAGCATCAGATCATTGAATGTCGATGATGTCAGATCGCCTTTGAAAACAGTGACTCGAACAATGTTGTAGTTGTCAATCAGGTTGTCGGGGTAGGCGTCAAAAGCTGCCGAAGTAACTCCGATCACGGCTTCTGCGTTGTAACTCAACACTGGTGTACTGCCCGCCGATGTCGTGACAAAAAGTGTTGCCCCACCCCATGTCGAAGAAATCGAAGTCGCCGCTGTGTAGAAAGCAAACGGGCGGTCGTTATCTTCGTCCCGCAACAACACAGTGTCCATCAGTACACCATAGGCTCGGCTTGCAGGATCAATGGTTGTTTGCCCTGTCGCTGGCGTTTGGCTGGCGCTGGCACCCTGCAAATAAACTTCACCCTGCTCGAACGCGGCTTTGAAGTTCAGCATGTTTTCTTCAACACGCTTGTTCAAGACGCGAACCAACCTTCCGTCAACAGTGATGATGTCCGTTGGTTCAATGTTGGCGTAGTAGAACGAGGTCGAAAACTCAACCGTATTGCGAGCGACCCATGTGCCGTAAAGCGAGGCATCGGCCACTGCCTTCGCATCCGCGTCACCCATTACCACGGGCAGGTCATAGACCAAGTTTGTGAATGCGTTTCCTGTTTGGCGACGAGACTCTTGTGTAGCCACTTGGTAATCCGATGCCTCTGCCATGTAGCGAACAGTCACCGATGTTGGCAATTCGTTTTCATCGGCGCGATTGATCGGCAATGGCACGGGTACTTCGGCACCCGAGCGATGGGCAGCAAGTTCGTCAATGGTCAGAGTCGCTGCGCTGTTACCACCGCGAGGAACAAATTTAATTTTGCCCGAGGATTCGACTGCATCAAATTGAAACGCCACCATCAATTGTTCAATGATGGATCGGGCGCTTCCCGGACGAGTGATTGCGAAACCATCCACATTGGATGTCAACAAACTGACATTGATATCGCCCGCACTCAGACCAACAAGTTCGGATTCTGCGGTAATGATGTCGGCCAGTGGCACGGAATCACTGTCCAGTTTTTCCCCAAGCGGGATTGACCAAAGGCCACTTCGGTCAGTTGGTGGGTTTGTAAAACTAGGATAGCCGGACCAAGTAAGCAAGCGGTCGCCGTACTCAGCAAAATTTTCCAAGTCGATGATGCTGTACGACGAGTTGGGCATCGTGACTGTTCGGATGTACGCAAATGTCTCAGCGTCATAGATGTGCGTGTCGTTTGAATCACTGACAGCAATTGTGTCAGTCGATGGCGTATAGATAGCCGCGTAGGCGCGGATCACATTCGGCCCATCCACAAGGGTCACATCCAAAGAGCCGCCTTGAACAACTTGGAAAGCAATTTTGTAAACGGAAGGTGCCCCGCTATCGTCAATTCCCGGAATCACAAAGCGGTCGCGCTTAGTGTCATAAATCACAAAGTTGCCACTGCTACCATCCCCCGTAAAACCGTTTTCATACGTCAATGGGTATTGAATTCCCAAATTTGGGGTCAGTGTGTAATGAGTACCGTTGCACATAACCCCACTCGACGAAACCGCTTTTCCATATCCATCGTCGGCCCAGCAACCAAGAAAGTCCTCTTGTGGCGCGAGGACGTTGAACCACGCATACCCAAAGTTCAAAGTGCCCGACTTCATGGCGTATTCGCGCTGCTGGCTTACATCGACCGAAAAGCATTCGGAGAGCACATAGTTGGTGCTGAAATACACAACCGCACCTGCGTTGCCAATTGGGAAACCTGCGCCCGGGAAAAACCCAGCATCACGATAAGTTCGCGCATTGGATACTGAACCGAGAACCTGCCCGGTATCAGTCACCACCACCCACCAGCACCCACCGGCCTCGGTGGCAGTGATCCAAGCCTGTTTCAAATATGGGATTGGCACGATCATGCTCAGATCGCCTTCGCCAACAAAAAAACCACCAGTTGGGCGGTATGGCTCAAGGTCAATTTGGTTGATGACCCGGCGATTGATCGGGTCCATGATCGTCAAAATGTTATTCGCATAGCCAATACCCCAGACCAGACCTGTGCTCGGGCTTTGCCATGTGCTTGCAAAACCTTCTGAACCATCCTCAACAGGGATGATAAGTTCGGCTGTTTGGGTTTGGTTATCACCGGCATCGACCACCTCGAACGTAAGGTTGGGGATTCGGTTACCGAACTTTTTTAACGCAAGGTTTGTGAAGACTGCATAAGCCTGTCCACGAAACGCGGGCGTTTGCAAACCGTATGTGGCCTCGATAGTCGGATCGGGCTCTTGATCCTCTGTGCCCAAATAAATCACAAGCCCTGCGGGCGCAACACCATCCTGAACACCCGGGGTATCTGCGCTGACTTTGTTGGTATCACCAAAGCCTGTAAAAACCTCATTGTCAAACTGGGCCTCAGTGTTTTCAACGGCCATGCTGAAAATCAAAATGCCATCTGCCCAGATTTTGCGCACGCCACTGATCGGTCCTTCGCAAATGCTGCTCGCAAATGTGCCGTAGTATTCATAGGTCGTGACGCTGCCGCCACCACCACCCTTGCCATACTCGGTAACGATTTTGTTTTCGAGCAAATCGCGAGCATAGATCACGTTACCTGCAATGCGCACAGTTCCATAAACCCGTGCAATCATGTTGCCATAGGTTGATGCTTGAACGCTCTTTTCCTGTAATCGTGGGCCTTCGGAGTTTGGACCTTTTGGCGCAAACAACATCGAGCCTGCAAGGCTACCAACCATCCAACCAATTTGAGCACCGGTAAGGCCCAAGGCCACAACACCAGTGCCTAAAGTCGCACCGCCAATTGCCGCTCCGCCTGCTGCGATTAGGAGTTCCATTATTCGATTCCTTTGAATTGGTAGGCCCGAATTATCCGGCTCAACCAGACATGATTGACGCGATGCTCAACAACTTTTTGTTCACCGATCATGGCATGGATTATCCCGTGATCGGTACGAATAGCAACGTGTTGTGGGTTTCCACCATATTGCATCAGGAGCACATCACCCGGCTTGGCCAAGTCACGCGGAACCCTGATCAACTGAGCGTCAAGTTCTTCCTCAAGTCGCCGTGCTTCCGCGATCCGCTTGTACCCGAAATTATCGTAGCCAGAAAGCCCCAGATCGTGCGCTACGCGGACAACAAGGCCGATGCAATCCAGACCCCTTTCGCTGCGGCCTTGGTGCCTCCAGCGAACGCCAATGAACTTTCTGGCGTGGTCGATGATGTCTTGGCGTGTGGTCATGTTTGGCCACCGAACTGAATGAGTTTGTCGTTGCCCGGAACAAATGGTTCGCCGCGAAAATTGATCGCATTGTCAAACCGTGTAAAGCAGTCTTCGGCCCAACGCTTGCCGCAACCCGCGTGCATGGTGTAGGTGTCCCCAGCGGCCACGCCAAGGGGCAACTCAAGTTGCAGGGTGATGGTGCCAGTATCAAATGCCTTGACTTCCATTGACAAGCCGTCACTGGCCCCACTGGTCATCGTGATTTTGCCGTAAGCAAAGTAGCCTGCGTCACCACGCAGCGATGCTTTGCCGCCGCTCACGTAGTCCGGCTCATTAAGCGAGTTGAAGTTAATCGTGAAAGTATTAAGGGCCACCGTCAGGACTTCGTAGTAGTTGCCATTTATTTTTGTAGGACCGACAACACCCGCGATGTAGACGATGGAACCAGCAGCAATGCCGTGGGACGCTGACGTGACTACCGCGTTTGTCGCCTTGCTGATCGCTGTGATGGTCTTGGCACCAACAGGACCGGCCTCTGTGCGGGCCGAATCAAACAGGACAAGCCCAGATGCCGACACCGACTCAAGTGTTCCTGTGACCGTGTAAGGGGTCAGATCGACACCACACTTGGAGTCTCCAAAAATCGCACGGCACCCGGGCTGATAAATGTCACCAACAGATTGCGCGTAAGCGTTGGCCATGCCGCGAAGCTCTGCCCTGAACGTGGTGCGCTGTAAGCTCACTTGTCCCAGCTTACCCTTGGCGATGATGTCCTTGCCCGCTGCGATATTGTCACGGCTGACTCGGAAGACCTCAACATCCGCGTAATCCCAGACGCCTGCAACAAGGTCTGTTTCGGTGATCACATCGTTGTCCAGAATGCCGATGGCATCTGCGTTGTCCACGGCAAGTTTGGTTTGGTTTTCAAACGCGCTCGGGGAAAAGCCTGACGCGGCCAAGTAGGTCAGCCCATCGACAATCAGCGGCGCATCGGATTCTGTGAAGCCATAGATTGAGCCGTTGGTCAGCGATAGTTTCCAACACATGGCGAGCGACGATGAGCCGCTGCGGTAGGCGGTCAAAAGACCTACAGGGATGGTTTTCATTCGCGGATTTCCAAAAGTACACACGATGGGCCAGCGACGATACGGTCGTCGTAATCGCCGCCACGAGCCAACTCCCAGTCGATGGAGTCGTCAATGAAGTGGACGGGAACATAGAAGTCGCCTTCCCACGTCAGTGTTTCACTTGGCTGGGGGTAACGGTAGCAAAGGGCGCTTGTGATAGTCAAGCCAGTGGTGTTGACGTTGACCACGATGTCGTTGCCTGACACCGACAAAATTTCCAAAGGCTTCTGCAACAACAAGCTAGTGGCCGTGCCTGTGCATGCCTCAATCCACAAGCGGCCACCCGTGGTGAACAATGCCGGGAAAGTGCCACTGGAAAATGTCAGAGTTGTTGTTGATCCAACAGTCGAACTTGCGATGTACGCACTGGCTGTTTCACGGATAGTGAAATCGCCGGTGTTGTAGTTGACAACATACTGCCCTGCACTTGAACCCGCCACCAATGTCGTGTTGCCCAGCTTGGCCACAATGGGTGTCGCAGGGCGGGTGATGTAGCGGTCTGTGTAACGGCTCGTGCCGGTCACCAAATACCGTTTTGCCAACTTGTAATTTGGGATGACTGCGACAACCCCGCC